CTGTGCACCCTCGCTTTGCTCGTGTGCACAGTTGGAAGTATTCCACCACCTCATCCCATGTCGGCGCGACAATCAGATTTCTATCTGGTAAAATTAGCTCTGGAGTATCCAGCTCTTGCAAAAGTTTTCCCATGTCCCACAAGATTAAATATCTCCACACATAGACCCCATGAAGAGTAGCTGCCGGGTGAAAAGTTGGAATATACTTCTTGCCAACCCGTTTGGAAAAAAGAGGTGACCCTCTCCATTTGCCGATAGGGCGGTGTCCTGAGGCAAGCACATCGAATGCAGGATTTCCCATAGCTAGGATGCAATTCGCGTTGCATGATCTCACCTTCTGGATTGTTGGCAGTGCCTCAAGGTCACCCTGCTCCGTGAAGCCCTTGCGATTGTCCCACAACTTCTCATTGTATGGACTGTAAATGTTCCCCAACCTGTCCTTTGTCACTTGCCATGGCCACACATTCAGAATGTAACAATCCGTGCGAGCCAATCCCGCTGTGTTCAACAGCTCCTTGAACACATCGCCAGAAGGCCCCACCAGGGGCCTCCCAAGCTTAATCTCCATATAGCTAGGTGCCTCACCAAGCACACATATCCTTGCATCCGGTGATCCTTCTTCAGCGGGCGTCGGCATTCTGGACAGCCTCCGCGTTCGCAGCGTCCATAGCTTCCAGGTCCTGCTGCACACTCCGCAGGAACCCCTCCTTATGCTGATCACTGAGATCCCATCCGATCCCGGTGTGTTCAAGCTTGTAAGCGGCTCGAAGCGTAACACCACTTCCCAGGAACGGCACCAACACCCTGCTTCCGGGGAAGCAGAAGCACTTCAACACTTCTTCGAGGAGCCAGATCGGCTTTTCCGTGGGATGCGTTTTTCTTTGTAGGCTGGGGTAGGTGAAAACATTTGAACGGCCAGGTTTTGCCAATTTAGGCTGTCCTTTCCTAGCGACGAAGAAAGGCTCATAGCAACTTCCAAACTGGGTATCCGGACTTGCGGTCTGTCCAACTTCACCTTTATGCCAAATGGCTGGAATGTCCGACACAGCCCATCCCACTCCACGCAATATGTTGAGAACTTCTTGATGCCTCGACATCCCGTACCAGAATACAGCAAAAGCATTGGGTGCCAGGCATTCGTGGACGAGCCGCGCGGTAATCTCGAACAGCTTAGGGAAATCCTCCCATTCGAGGTATTCTTCCATAGAGCTATCGTCTGAGTTTCTTCCCTTTCGTCGGTGTAGGTCAACTCCATAAGGAGGATCAACTTCTGCGAAATGGAATGCTTGGCCTCTTTGGTGGATCTGTGCCGCTTTGAGGTTCCCCATGCCATTGATTGCATCCCCAATGATGTAGTGATCCTCTGCCCACTTAGGTGCTTCCAGATGCTCTTGGGTCTTTTTCAGATCCATCATAAATCTAGTTTCTTGCTCCTCCCATTTCTTCAGTTCCTTGTAGGCCTCTTCTTGCGTCTCGTAATTTTCTAGGTCTGGCATTGTTTCCAACGCTTCAGCCAGCTCAATCCTCATGCCTACCAAACTTTTAGACACTCCATAAGCCTTTTCATGCTCCCTCAAGTTCCAGTTAGGATCCTTTGCCCTCCTAGTTTCATGGATACGCTTCTCTAGCCTGGCCCTTTCGGGCCAATTCAGATCCTTCCGGCAAACATTTTCATCCAGTTCAACCTGCTCCTTAGTTACCTTCTCCCTGTCATCTCTTATGACAGCTGTTATCTTCTTAATACCCAGGCTCTTATGTGCCAATAGCCGACGCTCGCCAGCTATAAGGTTCATTCCCCTATCAACAGTTATTGGCTGAATTAGCCCTACAAGCTGGATAGAGTTTTGCAAATCTGCCAGGTTGCCTACGTCAGATCGTGCTCTGTCCTTCACTTTGATTTGATCCACTAGCACTTCCGCCAGTTCCATCATCGTCAACCTCACCCAGCAGCAGCCTGATTTCATCAGGCGTTAATGTGTGCAGCATGTTGACTACCTTTGAAGCAGACTTATTGCTCTTAACCTTAGCCTTCCTCTTAGTGGATGGCTTCTCCTTGAATACTCGCCTCTCGACGCGGATGCGCCGGATGTGTTCCCGCAGCTCCTCCTGGCTCATGTCCAGCAGACTTGGTCTTAACGACTTCAAGCGGTTCATACTCTTTCCCCAAAGAAGGGAAGGACTTTCGTCCTTCCCAGTTTAACCCGACCCAGAAGTGGGAAGCTCAGGTCGGGTGTCGGTTACCGCCTGATGCGTCGACCCTCAGCTGCCTCGGCAGTTTTCCTCAGCCTTGGCAACCGCAGGCGGTTGTAAGTATTTCCATCGTCCGCCTTCTCTTGAATGATCAGACATCGTCCCGTCTGACCAACCAAGTCCTCCGAGTTGAAACCTCCCCCTTCGTGTGCAACTCCAAAGCAGACCAGAAACCGCTTGATGTCAATCAAGCGCATTGCCTTCTGATCAGGTGGAGTGTCCGGACCAGGATACGTTATCCAGTGCTTTATGGGAGCTACATTACTCGCTGCCCCCTCAATCATAATGGTGACAGTGGTCATATCATTGCCACTTTTACTCTCCCCATCCTCTGCCTTTACAATGCGGAGATCATACTCTCCTTCCTGTGCAGTTTCAAACTCCTGTGCGTCATCGAGGTCAACTTTAATGAATGGCATTGTCATTTTCCTCCTGCTTCAGCGCGCCTCAGTAAAGCACCTATTCCACTTGTTCCAGGTACTAACTGCTCGAAGCTTTTGATTGTGACATCCTCCTCTGTTTCCAGGCCCTGAATGCAACTCCTGATGTCCTGGAACCCTCTAGGCTCCGGCTTCGTCCTGATCTTATACCTCACTTTCCCATCTTCATCCTCTCCAGTCATAGACAACCATACATTCGTGAACATCAACGGTAGCACATCCCGTGCTTTCCCCGGTAGCGAAATTTGCGTTATCACCTTCTTGGTCTTTTCATCCTGAAAATTTCTTGTATGTCCCGTGCAGTAAACATTAAGCGGCATTCCTGAGATGGCATTAAAGACGTCAGAGAGTTTCGAGCCCACCACTCTGTAGTCTGCGAGGTCCTCCAAGTCTCCATACCTTCCATTAAGATAGAGGGCTCTGTCCATAGCTGCCTTTGACAGAAAGGTGACGCTATCAATGATAAGCCAATCGTAATCAGCGAAGAACCCCTTTTCCACCTTCTCATTGATGTTGTCTCCCCAGTCCAGGTACACTGTTGGCTCCTTAGCCTTCTTTGGTCTGTCACTTTTTGATCCCCTGTTGAACCCCTTCAGCGTCGTGTCCATTTCCAGAAATTCTGGAAAGAACTCCTCATAGTCAACATCACACCCCTTGATTGTCGGCATCGTGTTTGGGTCAAACACGTACAGAAACTTCCTCCCTGGCAGGGTCCATATCTGACTTGACTTGCCTGACCCCGTCGGGCCCACAACCAACAGCCTATGTCGATTGCTGAGTGTCACCGTCTGAGCGTTCTTCATCGTTGATACCAGGGCTTAAACTCCAGCAATTCTTTGGCTGTCGGCCACTTCCCCGTGAAGGTTATCGCTCTGTCATCCAGACTGACCCTCGCCGGCGGCTTGACCGTTGGGTAGTTGAGGCTGCTCACCCACCGGAACCCCCTGTCCCCATGCTCCAGCCTGGCGTTCTTCTCTATCCAAGCCAACATTGCCGGAATTCCTCCTTCCATGTTTGATCGGGACGAGAAGATATCCACTCGAAAGTGTGACGTCATTTCGTGCAGAAAATCCATAGCTCCAGGGAAGGGTCCATCTGGGATAATGGCCGCCCCCTTCCAGCCGGAAGCATAACTGTGCAGTACGCCATCGAAGTCCACGGATAAGATCGGGCTGGTCACTGTCCGTCTCCATCATTATCATTCTCAGCTTCTATCACGATTGAGAACTTTTTGATGTACTTTGTGTACTTGAGCAATGTCAGAATCTCTTCCAGTGTCTTCTGCACCTCCTTATCCAACGCCTCAAACTCTCTCGCTTCCAGTACCTCTCCAAGAACTATCCGTAACATCACCAGGTGATGTTCCCTCAGTGTTATCTGTGGCATCTTCCAACCCCTCAATCGGTCCCAGCTCCTTCAGAGGATCCCATTTCTCCACCACCATGTTCGGAGGCACTGGCTTTCCCAAGGGGTTCGGCCAAGCCTTACAACAGTACGAGTACGGGCACTGTCGATTGAAATTCCAGCAGGAATTAGTATTCTTTGGAAATGCCTTCATGTATGGTGCATCCTCAGGCGTGTTGTGCATCTCCTCCTTATCAGTCTCCACCCTCCTGATCCAATCCCTAGTCTCCCACAACCAGGCGTCCAGCATCCTCAACTGTTTGTCCACCGGAATGAACATAAACCCCTCTTCAGTCTTGTGAACCAGGCTAGCATCTACCCAGATTCCATCAACCTCATTGGGATGCATCATATGCAGCGCAAACAGATATCCATCCACCTGGCTATTGGGACTAAAGCTGTCGATGTAGCCGGACCTGAAAGGTCCTCCCTTCCTGTATGCCGTGGTCGTTTTATGCTCGATGCCCCGTATGCGGCCACTACTTTTCAGACGGATTTGCTTATCAATCTTTCCGATGTAGAAAACCTCCTTGTCTGCGTCCATAGGCACAGCAAAGGGTTTTTCAGTGGCCACAAGTTCCATATCATCAACAAGTTTCGCCTTGGTCGTGACGTACCCTACAAGCATTTCGTAGGCGTGCAGTGGGGTTCGCGGCGAAATTTCTTGCTGCATTTCGTAGTCCATCTGCTCGGGCGCCGGCGCCCCTTCCTTAATCCACTTTTCCACGAACTTCTTATAAGCGCCACGGGCTATAAGCTCATGCTTGATTGGTCCCACTTCTCTCTCGGCCAACAACTTCCTCCATACGTAGTCCATAGCAACATGCCAGCTCGCTCCAAACACAAGGGGCCATTGCAAGCCTTCGGCCCTCCAGTGCATCACATGTCGGAAGAAGAACAGCCTGGGACAATCCCTATAAGCACTCAGCCTTGTGTTGTCGTACAGGATCATGGGGAAACCTCTCAGTGAGCCCACATTAGGTACATCAAGATGAAGGTCATTCCCGTCGCAAAGCCCATCACAAAGTAGCACACATACAAGATCATGTTGTTTAGCCCCGCGACCATGTGGTTGCCGTATAATTGTGGTCAAGCACCAACGCCCTCTGCGTGTACTTGTCCAACTTCTGATCATATAGTAGGAAGTTCACACGTCCAAATTTATGAGCCAACAGCACACTTGCAATGCAGTTCAGAGTAGTCGGACCACTCACTAACAGCAGATCCTCTGCAGCTCCACCCTCCATCTTCTCACTGCACATCAATGCCAGTTCATTGAGCTGATAGCGGTTCGGCAACTTACCTTCCGTCAGGAACACAAGTTCTCCGAACTTGGTCGCTCCCTTGAAATCATGGAAGCTTCGATTTGGAATGTACACTCTGGGGTTTCGGTTTACACTCACCTTTTTCCTCCAGCCATTTGACTACATCATTGACACATTTCCAGTCCACGTCCTCAGGAATTTCATGCCTGAATCCAGTCTCATCTTCCACAGCAAAGATGAACTCAAGCTGCTGCAAGCTTTTCATAACAAGAGGCTCGTCGTCTGGGGGACAACGAGCCTCAATGATGTGCTCAACTAGATTGCGAACTTGCTGACGGGTCACCGGCCTTCTCCTTGAAGGAAAGAGCCCCCCAACCGTTCCTGGAACGCGAGAACCAGGGCCAGCGATTGGGGGGCCGTCACTGGTCGAGAAGAGGGATACTCAACCAGCAACACCCTGCGGCTGGGCAATACGGGGGAGGTAACCCGCCGCAGGCCTTTCTCCAAGGAGGAGGGGGGCGCCCCCTTGGAAACTCAGGCGCTCTTGGCTTCCTGGGAAGCCTTGTCGCGCAGTTCCTTCAAGATCCTCTTTCGATCCTCAGGCGACATCCGGGTGAACTCATCCCGGACTCTGTCAATAGCCGACTTCGCCGGCCGCTTAAGGCCTGGCTTCCAGTCATGCATTGTCGCCTGGATCTCGTCATCACCTTTCCCCTGCTCTAGCATACCGCGAATGCTCGTCTGCATCGCGATGATAATGCTCCGCCTAGCATGGCTGTAAACAACGTCGGGAGTAAACTGGCTCCCCAGCTCCTCGAGGTTTTCACCGATTTGAGCCTTGACAGTGGCAGCTTTGGCCTCGTTGCCATTCTTCGCAGTCAATTCGGCAGTGATTTCAACTTCGTGCATAACAGGCTCCTTAAGGGTGAGAATGGGGACGTCCCCCACGGGGGACGCCCACCATGCCACCAATTCGGCGCCTAGGTCAACCCGAATTTTCCGTTGAAACCTCGCTTGTTGGTAAGCCCAGTTTCCGTCGCTGCG